TGGCGTTGATCTGTTCCTGTATCGCCTGTTGCTGAAGCTGGACCCGCTGCTGTCCAGCGCATCCATCTGCGCCTTGAGCGAATCGTATTCGGACTTCGCGGCGTCCTGCGCGGCCTTCGCCGTCTCCGCCGCGTGGAGCTTCAACAGTTCCGCCACCTGCGCGGAGCCTTCCCCGAACTGTTGGATCGTCTCCCGCAACTCGTTGGCTTGCGATATGGCCCGGCCCACCTCATCACTGTTGCCGTTCACCGCCGCCCACCGCTGCGCGACGGACTGGTCGAACGAGCGCAGCATTTCCTCAGTGGCCTGTTTCACCACCTCGGCGCGCATGGCCTCGACCTGCGCAAGCTGCGATTCCGTCGCCCCGATGATTTCAAGCGACTTCTTGCGCTGGTCCACGGCCTCGTTCGCATCCTTTATGGCCTGTTCGTAGGCCGAAAGCGGGTGCAAGGACTCGTCCAGCGTCTTGATGTAGTCGTTGATGAAGGCCGTCCGGTACTCATTGATGAGCCCCGCCGCGTACTGCGCGTTTACGCCCGAATCCTTCATGCCCTGCGTCCATGCGTCGAGCTGCGCCCTGGCGGACTGCGCCTGTTGCTCCATCTCGGACAGCGGGCTCTTGATGGCGTCGGTCGCGCTCTTCACCGCGCTGATTGCGGAAAGCGCCGTGGACGCCTTCTGCAACCCCTCGTCGGTGGTGACGTCGAACGAATCAAAGAACTGCGAGATGCCCGCGTTCGAGAAAACCTGTTGGGCTACGGCGGTCATCTGGTTGCGCATATCCTGCGCCGCTTCCTCGAGATCTTCCTCGGCCATGCCTTCTTTCCACCACTGGAAGTTCCACGAGGCGTCGGAGATACCCCGTCCGGCGGACCATGTTGCCGTCTCAAGACCGGACAGCGCGTTCTGGCGGATCTGCTCAGGCAACGCCCCGGCGATATCCAAAAGGCTCCCGGCGGTCTGGCTGGCGACTTGGGCGATACCCTGCGCGAACGGCTCGGCTTCTTTCTTCCCGGCCCGGTCATACCAAGCCCCGCCCATAAAGGCATCAATGTAGGTCTGCTGGTCACGGGAGAAGCCCACGTCCTCCATTTTGCCGTACACGCTGGCGTGGGTCCGCCGTCCGCCGCCAAAGAGGGAACCGAGCAGGCCCCCGCCGATGGCGCCGAGGACAGTGCCTACCACGGGAACCACGGAACCAAGGGCCGAACCTGCCGCAATACCGGCGGAACTCCCGAGCGCCGAGCCGCCCCATGCGCCAAGTGCGCCACCAAGCCCTGCCGTAAGCCCACTATACTTGTTCTGGGGAAGCCCCAACGCCCCACCGAGCAGAGAATACCCGAGCGAACCGAGCCCCCCGTACATGAGCGCGGAGCCAAGGGAAAGCCCGCCCGACATAAGCGCGGCCTGACCGCCCACCGTACCCGCCGTAGTGCCGCCGCCCTGCATGAGCAGGATTTCCCCCGCCGTGTATGCTCCCGGCGTCGTCAGCGCGGAAACAGTACCCGGAAGAGTCGCCCCCATGATGCCGGACAAACCGGAAGTGAATGAATCGGGGAGAAAGCTGGACAGGTTGGAAAGCGGAACGTTGCCAAGCAAACCACCAGCCCCTCCGCCATTGCCCCCCGCCGCATACGCCACCCCACCCGTGCCGAGCATCCCTGACACCACGCCCGCAATCTGGACGGTGATGGGCCGGGTGATGGCCATATGCATCAAATCGGCAAGGAAGGACGCGAACACGGAACGGAACGACGACAGGGACACCTTGCCCGTCTCGATCATCTGTTCCCATGCCGATTTCCAGCCGGAATCCATGCCAGAATAGAGCGAGGAAAAAGCTTCCTCAGCACCCTTCGCCGCGTCGGTCGCGTCGGCCCGGTACTGGAGGAACGCCCGTTGCGCGCCGTCCGCCCAATCGTGGGAGTTCATCAAGTCCTTGTACTGCCGCCACGTCTGGATGAGATTTTCCGGGATGTCCGCGTCACGGAAGATTTCCATCTGTTCATCAAGCAGACGGTTCTGCACCTCAAGGGACAGGCCGAACGCCCCGGACATTTCCTCAAGCTCCTTATAGAAGGAAAGCTTCTCCTGAAGGTGTTCGTTCTGCTCCTTACTGGCCCGCTCGGCCTTGCGGAGAGCCTTTTCATGCTCCGTTTCGGCCTTGGTCATGAGCTGCGTGTAGTGTGCCGGATCGGACTTTTTGAGCAGTTCGATATTACTAAGAAAATCCTGATATTCTTTGTCTACCTTGGCGACGGCTGCGGCTGCGGGATCGGCATAGGACAAGATATCTTTCAGGATGTTGTCGTGAAGTTCTTTTTCGAGAGCCGCCCGGAGTTCGATAACTTTGGGATTCGATGCACCAAGAAGTTTTTCCAACTTCTCGACTTTTTCGTTGACTTGCCATTGCTTGAACTGAGCATCCGTCATCTGGAGGCGGTTCAGCTCGGATTCAACGGAATGCAGGGCTGATTCGATCTGCTTCGCTTTCTTTTTGCCGTCGTCTGCAGCAGTTTTGCCGAGCGTAGATGTAGCCCTGATGCCATCTTGCATTTCTTTGAAAAAGCCAAGTGTAGCTTGTCTCCATGCGTCAATAGCAAAGGGGGTTCCTTCGCCGGGATCTCCGCTCAGGAAATTTTGCGCACCACCTGTAAAATTCAGATTGAAAGAAACTTCAGCAGTTGTCCCGTCCAAGTCGTTAACTGCCTTCTTCGCTGTGAAGAGGCTTTGTCCAAACAGCCTTGAAGTAGTGAGAAGCCCGACGAAAGAGGCTGTAGAATCAGAAAATGGCGCTGTCGGAAATAATTCTTCTAAATCAAAAGAGGTAGCCTCCTGATTAATAGAACGCAGCGTGTCGGTTACTTCATTGAGCTTGCTTTTTATCGCGTCTATTCGTTGTGCGATGTTGTCGGCCTGTTCTTGTGCCGCTTCTCGTCCATAAATATCAAAGTCGTAATTTTTAGCATTTTGTGAATAGATCTCATAAAGGCGTTGTTGCTCCAGAAGTTCTTTTTCTATGGATGCTGTTTGTTCTCTATATTGGTTTCGTATAAATATTAATGCTTCAGCATTTTTGTCTTTTGAATAGCCGGATATTGCATCTATAGATTGTTTTTGCTTTTTCTCATAATTTTTTATCCACTCATCAAGCTCGTCACCAGTCATGGAGGCCCATTCCGAATTACTCAGTTCGCCACTTTGAACCAACGCTATGGCCTTCATTGTGTTTTGGATAAAACGGTTTGCTACAGCTACGCCAGCAAGGGTGAGTACGCCCTTTTTCCCATATAAAGCAATGCCAAACAGACCGATTTCACGAATTGTATCCGGGAGATTATTCCATCCATCAATTGCTGCTGTAGCAATGGAACCAATTTCTAGAGCGGCTTCTCCTGCTCCCGTTCCGATGCTTACGACAGCATCCCAAACGTTGGAAAATGTTGTTTCAAGGTTCGCAAGTGTATCTGCATCATTCAGATCACGGAGAGCGTCAGAAAACGCATATGTTGCAGTGAGGATTTTGTCCCCTATGAAATTATTCAAACGCTCATATGCTTCTCTAATATTATTAATATTCTGACTTATTTCAGGTTTTCCTGTCTCTTTATTGAACGTGATGAGAAGTTGCTGAAGCTGAGAAATGGATGCCTTCATCGAGTTGAATAAGCCGTCCGTAGAGCCGCGAGAGATGAATTCTACATATTCTTTTGTATTACTTACTAATCCTTCCCATGTGTTCGCGATTGCATCACCGGAGTATTTGAAACTCTCCAGCCGTTTGTTGATTTCCTCAACAAGAATCCCTTGGGCCTTCCATTCTTTCACCAATTCTTTACTGATATTTAAGTATGGGGCGAGGAGATCTTGAGCCTTATTGATGTTCCCCGAGAGCAGAGCTTCCACTTCTGTCCGCATCTGCTGAATCGGGATCTGGAAAGCGCCCATAGCCTGCGCTGCTCTGGTAGCAAGCTCAGGAATTTCTTCGAGGGCGTATCCGGCTTTCAGAGCAGGGGCGATGATCGCCTGAAAACCCGTCACCAGTTCTTGTGTCGTAGCTGTGGTTTCGAGGCCAAGCTGTTGAATGCGCTTCATCAGTTCTTCGGCTACGTGTTGGGATGCTATGAACTTCTCAGCTCCCTCAAGCACCCTGCCTTGTGCGTCGGCAAGTTGGTTCGTGGAGGATACGATGGACGCGATGGAGAGTTTTTGCGACTCCCAAGCAGAATTGGCCTGAATGCCTATACTGGTCGCGGCAACAGCTCCACTTAAAAGCTTGTATGCCGAATAGGTAGCGAGAGCAGTCTGGGCGAGCGACATGAGCTTTCGATTAAGCTCATTGGAAACGGTGGCGGCCTTGTTGAGGGCGATGGCGGCGGAATTGGTTTCCGTCCCCATACTTTTGACCTGTTTTCCGGCTTTCTCAGAATTGGAACCGACGGCGCGGGCTTGGATCGCCGCCTTTTCGGATGATGAGGCAAAGCGTCCGTTAGAGGCATGAAGCCGACCAAGGCTGTCGTTGAACATGCCCGCTGCTTTGGCGGCCTCGGACAAGCCATCATAATTCCGTTTGGCCGTGCCGGTGGCCTTGCCGATGCTGGAAGACGCCTGCTCCGCAGCCTTTGCCACGTCCTTCATGGCTGCCGCAGCCTCAGCCGCTCCCCGCTTCACATCGGACGCATCCATCTTTATCGCAAATACAGCCATACCCCATCACCTCACAAAGTTACCCCAACCCTACCACGTTCCCTCCGATGTCTTGCAAGAGGTTGTTGGAAGGTTTTTCGAGTATACGGTTGGAAGAGGGGAGAGGGGCAAGGGATTGTCTGAGTGTTTTTAGAGCAGGGGAGATGACTGACGGAAGGACATATGGTGGGATGAAGAACGCGAAGCCCCCAACCTTAGGGAAGGGGGCTTTATCAATGGGTCAATTCAATTCTTTTTTACAAAATCGGCATAATTTTGCATCAGGATAAATCCACTCTCTACAATACGGACATTGAACCTTGCCGTCGCGTTCGACTATTTTCTGAGTAGGATTGAGTACAAGGATTACAATTATGAGTGGGGGAATAAAAAGGCTGGCGAGCGCCCATCCCCATGCAGAGCGGCCTTTTTTCTTTGCAAAACTGTATGATAAAATTGAACAAATAATAGGAATGACAATAAACAAAAGTTCTTTTTCCCCAATACCGTACATAGTTCCCTCACTCAGCAAATTTTTGAGCTGCATTTACAAATCGCTGAGCATAATTGTATAGATCCTCAACTTCTTTTACATAGGCTTTTTCCTCAGCTTGTTCATCATAAATAATAACATATGGATTTTTTACATCATAAAAAAGCCTACAAAGGGGTTTTCTGTTATTATTATCTATAATAATGGAACAGTATGTTTTGGCATCTCGTAAATATACTCGTCTAGGTTCAATAACACCTCTTACAATAGCTTGAATGACATACAGTGATGCAAACTCTTCATCTGTTGTAATAATTCCATTATTATCATCTTCTTGTTCTTGAATTTGTTGTGAAGAAGTTTCTATTTCTATTTTTTCTTCTACAGTTTTTGCAGACTCAAGCCTTTTATTAATTTGATCGTTGATATATTCTGATACAGCGCGTTTTATAATTGGCTTAAATTGCTCTCGAATGGTTGAAGTAATTTTTCCACCATCATAACATTGAGAGGCATAAAGTCTTATAAATTCATCGGATGGATTTGACATGTCATCAGAAAAGAGAAGGTATACAGCCCGAGCCATTTTTAGATTTCCAGCAGCGCTGACAATACCATCTTCATCAAAGGATTCTTTTGCGAGTTTTTGAATTTCTGGGAGGTATCTTTCGTTGAAATCAAGAAGGTTGATTTCCATAAAAGGTTTTGTGTCCATGATATTTAGTTGATCAATATCGCTGAAGAAAAGATAGCGGCACCCATCCGTTAAAATACCAATACGGGCAGGTTGTGTGGAAAAATATCGAAAGAGTTGAGAACACTTTCCTGTGTCAAGTGGGGCGCCAAGAGGTTTACATTCGATGAGGATTACGGGATTCCCTTCTTTGAGAAGTGCAAAATCTATTTTTTCTCCGCGTTTTGTCCCAAAATCGGCAGTGTACTCTGCCGCAACCTCAGAGGGATTGAATACATCATAGCCTAGAGCATTTATGAAAGGCATGATCAGAGAATTTTTGGTCATAGCTTCATTGAGCGACTGTCCCTGTACTTGCCGTACTCTTTCTGCCAGTGCCGCTATTTTTGCTGCATCCATAGTCTAATTCCTCCTTTCCCTCTCACGCCATATAAACGAGTCTATGTCAAGGGCAGACGAGAAAAAGCCCCAACCGTGAGGAAGGGGCTTTCGGGGGGGGCAACCTCCTGGCCTTTTCTAAACGACCTACGAATGGAAGAGGGATGCCGGGAAGTTTTCTAAACCGCCTACACGGCGGATAACGGCTGCGGGGATTCGCGCTGGCCCGGATGTGACTTCTAAGCCGCCTACTCGGCGGATAACAACTTCAAGCGCGAGGTTCCGCTCACGCGGCTCTTCTAAACCGCCTACTCGGCGGATAACTCAACGATACCGAATTCACCGCTCATGGACACCTTCTAAACCGCCTACCCGGCGGATAACCCCCATCTTTTTCTCTAGCTCTTTGTCAGCTTCTTCTAAACCGCCTACTCGGCGGATAACGGATTCCAAGCCATCATCGCCCCCGCGCTCAACTTCTAAACCGCCTACTCGGCGGATAACTAAAAGGCATCTACGAGCCGAAGCTCCAGCTTCTTCTAAACCGCCTACTCGGCGGATAACGAGATGCATAAGCCGCTGATCTCTACGGGGCACTTCTAAACCGCCTACTCGGCGGATAACTAGAGTTTTTGAAAACAAAATCCTTATTTTTCAGGAGATTGAATTCCAAATCCTTTTGAAAGTTTCGTTTTGGCGAGCTAGATGTAACACGTTTATATCATGTGTTTTTTACACACAGGTTTTTCATGAAGTCAAAAAGGAAGTCCAAAACCTCTTCCTCTTGGCAGTGCTCAATAAGGCGTTGCCGGAAATCTTTTTGTGTCTCTCCTCCTTTGGCACATTCGAAGGCCAGCGGCATGACGTAACCATCCTTGACCACATCCGCGAGGTCAAATACCAACGCGCCTCTTCGCGTCTTCCCATGCAGGATAGGCATGGCAAAACTGATCCCAAGGCCACAAAGCGCCACAGCGGCATACCCATACGCGATATAGTTGCCATGATCCAGAAAACCGTTGCAGACATCCGCTTTTGAGGTTGAACGCCGCGCGCCTTCTTCGCGAGCGAATGAAAATCCATGTCCTCGCGCCAGATCCGCATACAAACGTTTGGCCCAGCGTGCCTCCGCCAGCAAAAGCTCCTGAACATCCTTGGCCTGTTCCAGATCCGAACGGAAACGCTCCCGTACGGTATCGGACAGGACTATTCCCAATTTTTGGAGATAGTCGTTTTTCCGCCAACACTCCGCCGTCACCTGTGCCCGCCGCCTGAGGAAAGAGCGGGCTTTCTCCAGCCGTCGCGCGGGATCAAACCACATTTCCGCCCATGCCTGCATATATTCCGTCGGGCGGTACTCGCTTTGCGGTGTCATGAAAGCGATGTCGCACACTCCGAACAAAGGCGATCCGCCCGTTCCGCAAAAGCCCACCATCACGTTGGATGCCGCCATACGCCGCATAGCGGCATCCGTGATGGAAGTGCCTTTGCCCAGCAACAGGAATGCCGTATTCCGCTCGGGGATATTGAACATCTGCTCGAATTCTCCCCCGTCCTGCGTCAGATAGACGATACGGTCATCCTGCTGCACTACGCGGGCATGTTCGAGATAAAAGACATTGGCCCTTTTGGAGAGCAGGAGCGGCCTTGGTTCGGCTTGCCTCTTCATGCCCATGGAAGTTCCGGCAGACAGAAGGGCTTGCTTGTCACGCAAAAACCATAGCCGTTGGGTGTGCATTCCTCCCGTTGCGGCTCTCCCTGTTCACGGTTCACAACCAGCGAAAAACGTTGTTCCGTCCCTGCGCTGTGCAGGATGAAATAGGCCATTCCCGCCTTGCGGGCATGCTCCATACGTCGTTTCCGCAGTTGTCCATACTCCTCGCCTTCATGGCGATCCGATGACAGCGATGGTACTCTGTATCTGACGAAACGTACCCAATCCCCGCAAAAATCATCAGGGACAGCCCGGGGATAAGACAATCGCGCATAATCCCGAAACCACGGCTGTGAAATTACGTTTTCCGCCAGCCAGTCCATGTCTTCACGGGAGGAAGCGAAAACGCGCAACGCCCCCGTCAAGGGGAGAGGCAATACGGCCAGTTGTTCCCTCCCGGGGAAAGCGACGGCAAATGCCCCGGGGCGCTGGGAGAATACGCCGTGCAGCAAGCCCAGTATACGGTTCCGCAGCACCGGCCCGCTTGCGCCCGTATCGCCTCCCACGATCAGCGGCAGGGCATCACAATACCATTGGGGCCTCATGATCATTCACTCCCCGAAAAGACGCCGCCACGGATAATGCAGGCCAGCAGGAACAGCCCATCAGGCGTCATGGGGTCCAGCTCGCTCACGCGGAGCATCAGCTTGAAGCCGGATGCATCGCCCTTGTTGCGGAAGAATTCCTGTGCATCGAGGCTTGCGCCGTTGGGCTCCACGGGCAGCGGCACACGGCGCTCCTCATAGGCCGGATACCATGTATCGATGGTTCGCAGGGCATTGCCGATCTTCTGGTCACGCAAGGCCGCCTGTCCCATGATGCGTACGCTGTGCTGATCCTGTCCGTCCGGCGCGCCTCCCACGCAATACAGGGGGCGGGCAAACCCGCGTGCCTTGTTCTCAAGGTAGTTTTGCGAAGGGAAGACTTCAACGGCCCCACCGACCCCCAGATCGACGTGGGCCGTCACCCGCAATTCTGTTGCCGGGTCGCCTTTCCAGCCGCGCGCCAGCACTTCGGCCACAGCACGCTCGTCATCGCTTACCTCTTCAAAATGATTGAAGGGAGTCGCCAGCGCGTCGAACATTTTTTTCGTACCGTCGGGCAAGAGCACCTCAACCGTAGCGGAACTTGCCACTGCGCGGTTACGCCACAAAAAACGTCCGTTGGCGATGTTGCGCACATAGCGGCAGGCCAGGTGAACCAACGTCTCACTCTCCTTGGCCCGGTCGACAAACGCCGCCAGATCGGCCTTGAAGGCGTTCAGGTCATCTATGGAGTCTTTCTGTCCCGGAGCGCAGGCGAACAACGCTTTTTTGATATCCATGCCGCGCAGGTTGAAACGCACTTGTAGGGCCGACGCATTGGCGTCGAGTTTGGCGCTGTCCGTCGTCTGGATATTGGATACTTCTTCCCGTTTGGCGCTGGCGGAAGCCGCTTGTCCTTCTTTGCTGGCTTTGTTGATATTCTGCGTTCCACGGATGCCGTGTCTTATCACCCACAGAGGGCTCAGGTTCCCATTGTCCAATTCGTTGTAAAAGAGGCCATCCGTCACCAGAAGGCAGCGCTGAAACGACAGTACGCCCGGAAGTTTATTCAATTTTTTTGCCATGATATTTGTCTCCTTACATATCCTCAGGTTCCGCTTGTTCTTGCCGCAGCACAAATGCACCCCGCCGATCACCCAGCCATACGGGGCGCCAGAAAGCCTCTTCCACATCCGCTTCCTTCCGCCACTGGCGCAAGGAACGGTATTGCACCATGCCCACCAGAGGCTCGGCAAAGGCATGTATATAGCCGCAGCGCGCTCCGCTGCGGTGCTCGAAAGGTGTGATCGCTGCGTAGCCGAGGCAGGCTGCGGACAGCCATGTGTTGTCCTCTCCAGCCGCAGGCTGCGCTCCCAGCGCTTCCACCAGAAGTTCGGCCTGATTCTTGCCCCGGTTTTCGAGCATATCCCTCCTGTCCTTGACGACATACCCGTTTCCGATGCGATCGAACGCGGCCTCCAGAGACTCTTCGAGGACGATTTCGCCGTGCCCCGTCACGAGGCCGCCGGAAAGCCGCGCCCGGTGCAGAAACTCACGGGCCTCCATCACGCCCGCCACCTGTTCCAGTTCCCAGATGATGCTCACGCGCAGATGGGCACAGGCCACGGGCTGCAAAGAAAGGGCGTGTGGGTTTTTCGAAGAGTAGTCGCTGCCGTTGGCCGACTTGCCGAACGTGAACGCGGCGGCTCGCCGTTGCTGTGGCGAAAAGACGCCGTAAAAAGATTGCCCCAGCGCCTCGCGGTTGTGGTGGATCAGAGCCATGCCCGTCACTTTAGCCCCTCCGCCCAGATGAAAGCAGAGCGCTTCTCCGAGGCCGTAGGCAGCGAAGACCGGCGGCCCGCCCATCAGGAAAGAGGCGGAAAGCATGTTGGCGGCCTGAACCCGCACGCGGGGAAAGACAAGATAGCTCATCGAAACGCCTCCTCCAAACGCCCCGCAACCGTCGCGGTCGCTGTCACGTCCAGAACCATCACTCGGTTTCCGTTGGCATATGAGGCATGTTCCATGCCGCCGATCACCAGCCACGCCATATCGCGGGGCCATGTACCGTCGCGTAAGGCGGGATCAAGCAAGCCGCGCATCGCAATCGGCCTCAACTCCGGCGAGACCAGCGCCTCGGTTCCTGTTTCAGGATTCTGTTCCTGCGGGAGCATAACGGCATAATCCCGTAGCATTTCCCGGGCCTCGTCAGCCCGTTGCAGGACAGCGGCGGCGATGTTCCCCAGAAGGGCTTCCTCTTCCTCCCGCGCTTTCAAATCGGTTCGCCCGGGCGTAGCGGACTCCCCATTGTCCAATCCATGCCGCCGCCGAAAATCCGCGTAGGCGAGCAGGGCTTGCCTCAGAGGACCGGGCAGGGAAAAATCGATAGATATTCCTTTGTAATAGAGGGAAAAAGCTGCTCTCAAGTCATCCGCGCTGCGTGGCGCATCCACAAAGAGCGGGCGCTGCATGACCCGTACGAGACCACCAACGTTCTGGGGGTTGGAACCGCCGATGCCGAACTGCGCCTGCCGTAGCTTGCGCATCTTCATGCGGGGGGCGTTCCCCACCTCCTCTCCGTTTTCGGGCTTTCCGGTGCGCTTCCCTTCCTCTTCACACGCGGCATTATGGCGGGGCACCAGCCCGTTGTCCTTTTCGAAGAGCAGTTCGCATATCCCGCCCGCTGTCATGGGCGTCATGGACACATAACCACCTTCAGCGCCTTCTTTGGGAATCAGGATCTGGCGCAAACGGTGATCCACATGCTCAACGCCGACGCTGAAGGCCGAGGAGCACGCTCCGGTCATGGCGTCCTCGATGGCGAGACGTTCTTCTGACGATGCGGCTTCCGCAAAGGGATTGCCCCGTACCACGGCATTCACCTGTTTGCAGATGCCCGCCACCGCCGCGCCGCCCTTGCCGTAGTCCAGCGAAAGGGACACCCCCCGCGCCATCAGCGTACGGGCCGAGACATAAGGGGCATCCAGAGCATCGTCCGAAGCGAGGCGCACCCCCGCGAGGGCCGCGTTGGAGTTGACCGTTTTCGAGCTGAAATGAACAAGTTCCGCGATTGTGTTGCGATAGGTTTCTGGTGGATAGGCTTTCCACGTTTTTTCATTTTTGGCCTGGCGTTCCTGCTGTCCGCCGTCCGCCTCCATGTTCGGTTCATCCATTTCTTGTCTCCTTGTCATCCCGCCGCCGGACGGCGGACAATGCCGAATCCCTTGTCATATTCCCATCTGTCAGTATCGCTGTATGAAACCAGTTCAGCCGAGAGCGCACGCTCTTCGTCCACCCCGACAGCTTCGCATTGGGTGCGCATGGTTTCGGCATCCAGCCAGAGCCATGCATTGGGCAGGGCATCGACTTCCCGGAAGGAACGCTCGTCGCGCTCCACCCACTGTCCGCCAGAGCCACGCCGTTCTCCCTGATATACAAATGCCTCGTAGACATCGCCAAGGCGTTCGGCGTCACGTCCCAAGCGCCACGTTTCCGTTCTTCCCATACGATTGCGCAACGGTGTCTCGTTGTAAACCCATTCGGAAAGCAGGGCGGCCGGCGAACGCTCCGCAACGAAAGAGTATTCGCTGGCCTCTGGCCCAAAATACGGAAACAGCCGCTTCGCAATGGCCTTGTCGTCGCGTCTGGCAAGGCGGCAATCCTCGCCAAGGCGTACGTCCGCCGTTATGACGAGCCGTCCCTCGCGCCACGGCAGGATTTGGGCCAGATCATGGATGGAGTACCTATCCTTGCCTTTTCCCTCATAACCGGGCCAGCAAAATGCAGGCACGTACGGTTCGCCCCTGTCGCGGTTACGGCAATGCCGCCAGTTGAACTGTGGCACGGCAATGTTGGGCGCATCCCCGCAAGAGCGCAGGCGGTGCCGGTTGACCCGGCCCGCAGCCTGCACCAGCGATTGGGCGCTGGACACGTCCAGTACGGCCCAGTCGAAGTCGTGATCCCGCCCCACCTCTTCCACCGGAGTGGCAACCACGATGAAAGGCACGTCTGGGCGTCCCTCGCGCGCGGCTTCATCCAGAAAGGCACGGATCTCGCGGTCGGCTGTAACATGTTTGTCGCCTTGGGCACGGGAAAGCAAAAAATCCAGCCTCTTTTCCTTGTAAAAACGGGCGATGCGCCAGTCGTTCGCATGATAGCAAGCAACACGCGCCTGTGGCAGTTCTTTCGCCAGATGCCGGGCCACGTCCACGGCTGTTGCGATATTCGCCACGCGTACCAAACCAAAGGAGTACGCCACGCCGGAGCGGGCATCCGTCAGGGCGTGGCGGGCGTGCAGTTTTTGAACTCCCACGGTCACGGCACCCATCCATGTGCCGACGCTTTCTTCAGCCATCGGGAGCAGTTCGGCATGGCGGTACACGGGTAAGGCGGCTATGGCCTCCAACTGTGCGGACACCCGGCTGTCGTACAGTGCAAGCAGGGCCGCAGCCCTTTCCGCTCGGCCTTTTTCCGGCACATGGGGCACGGCTTTTATGAGCGGCGGCAGGGCGTCATCAATGAACGCCAGTACATACAGCGTCTTTGCCTCGGAACGGGACTTTTCCTCGTCAGTGCAAGCGCTCTTGCCATGCCGCAATGCGCGCGCCATTTCCGCGCCGGAAGCATAGGCCGCTTCCACGGCCTGCGCTACGGGGCGGGACAGTGTGGCTGAGGAACAGATGACGTTGCGCCCGAAAAACGCGCACCACTGGACAAGGCGCAGTACGGCGACAAGGGATTCGGGTTCATAGGAATCGATTTCGTCGAGGACAAGATCGGCACTCATGAGGCGCAGCAGGGCTTTGACGTGATGTCCTTGCCGATGTGGTTCTCCGGCGGCGATCAGGTAGTCGATGGTGGAAACCAGCAGAGGAGCGCCAACGATGCGCCGCTCCTGCGGCTTGGGGAAGAAGGATTCCAGCCATGCGGGCAATGGCCAGTTTCCGCCGGAGGTCAGCGCTTCCGGTTCCGCAGGATTGCCGTCATCGTCTGACCACGGGGCGGCAATGTTTTCTTTGATGTTGGAAGCATTGAACAGTTTCCGCGTCACCTCATCGCCGATAACCGTAGCGAGATCGCTGTCGGAAAGGCCAAGCTGGCATTGCAGGGCCCGTCCCGTTTGTAATGTAAGGCTACGCAGGTTCAAGGCGATGGAAAACCGGGGAGTGACGCTGCGGGAGAGAACGCAGGCCGCGCGCACGTTCATGCGTGTCTTGCCGCTGCCGGTTCCCGCCATGTTGAAAACAAGGGCACCGCTTGTGGGGTACGCCTCCCGCGCTTCTGCCAGCGCATCAGCCGCCGTATTTTGCCATACGAAACGGCTTTCCGGATCCGCCGGGCGCAAAACGGCCTCCAGCGAGCAGGGTTGTAGGCCCGTCAGGGATGCTTCGGGACGCTCCACAAGGTTCGCCATGCGCCAAACCAGATCCGCCGCTTTTTCCGAAACGCGGGACAAATGATCGGCGAGGCGTTGATTCAAGCGGCGTCCATCGGGTGCGGCATGCGTGTTGGCGAAGGCGAGCGAGGTATTTTTGTCAGGCGGGCACTCCAACGCCGATACAGTGTGATCCGCAAAGACAAGAGCCGCGCGTGCATACAGAAAAACGGCCCTCCAGTACGGAATCCATGCTTCACCCGCCATGCCCACAGCCGCTGCGGAAAGGCGTTTGTCCAGCCGTTGCGCGAGCTCCCAAAAGGAACCTTCAGGTTCGGACCACGTGGTGAAAAGCGCGGCATCAGGCGGGCGGGGCAGGTTTTCCCGTACGAGCCTGCCTTCCGGGCAGGGCAGACGAGAGGAGAACAGGCCATGATGTGTGGAAACAAGCGCATCCACGCATTCCTGTGCCGAAGCAAGGCCATAGCGCGAGGCGTTGCAAATCTCCCGTTCTCCTATGAACATTTCGAGGCGTTTTGTATATACGTTCGCCCATGCCGTCTTCCAGTCCATGCCGGATCGCACCGCCTGCCATAACTTGAGCGAAATCCATTCATGCCGCACGGCATCGGCCAACTCCGCTTTCCCTCGCAGCTTTTTCTGGAACTTCAGAGAATATTTGCCCAAGTCATGCAGCAGGCCCGCCAAGCGCGCCGCTAACCCGGCATGGCGAACCCACTCGGACACACGCACAGGAGTGGTAATCCGGCGATACCCTGCTGGGAAATGGCCTTCCGGCCCGAAACGTCCCCGTGCGCCCACTATCCAGAGTAACTTCATACGGCGGCGCCCATCGTTTTGGTAGCAGGCCACGGAAGTCTGCCGTGTAGCGCTTCGGGCCAAAGCGGCGCGCACTTCCTGCAACCCTTCGGTCGTCATGGGCGACATCCAGCAACGTTCCCCTGCGCGCAGGGCGTAGCTGTCCAGTATGGCGCGGCTGCGGCGGATGGCCCGTTTCTGACAAGCGGAAATGAAGATGACGTGCATAGAAGAAAAGGTATCGGTTTATACAGATGAGAGCAATATGACACGGGGAACAGCATCTCATCTTTTTTGTAGCTTCCTTTTGGCTTCAAAAAAAGTTGTTCGGAAAAACCTTTTGGAATAAAGTAGTTAAAAAGAGGCGATGCGAACGAAGCTATTGGAGGGTGCCAAGATGTAATCCTTTGAAAGATAAAGATATTGTCTCGTATCGCTCTAGTTGTCCGCCGTGTAGGCGGTTTAGAAGTCATCGCTCGAAGGGTCGAGGCGCACGGTGTCGTTGTCCGCCGTGTAGGCGGTTTAGAAGATTCTCGATAAAATCAAAAGGCGACCGTTGCGGTTGTCCGCCGTGTAGGCGGTTTAGAAGGTGTAGGCGGCTATTATCACATGTGAATCTTCTGCTATTGACGAAGAAACTGAAGCTAGGTAGTCTCAAAAAACATAGTATTTTTATCCACCCAAAGGTGGTTTAGAATTTTTACAGATTGTTAGTATGTTAGACCGCCGTGTAGGCGGATAAAATATAAATTTATCCTTTTAAAGATTATTTGTTAATCAAAAAATGCCAATCAATATTTTTCCATAGAGCGTAAGGAGTTAAGAGTGTTCTTTTTCGTGCTCTTCCACCTCTTCATACAGCCGTTTCGTCTTCACGCCGAGGGCGTCCGCGATCTTCGCCAGCGTGTTGAGCTGACAACCGCCAATGGTGTCGTCTTGAGTGGCGCGGTGGATTGTACGCGTGGATAATTCTGTTTGACTAGATAAATCACGTATTGTAAAGCCTTTTTTATTCATTAACTCTCTGATATTACTTTTAAACATTGTGCACCTAAAATATTTTTTGTTGTAATTAAGTAATTTTTATTGACAGGATATGAGGTAATTAGTTACAACAGAACCATCGGAAAGGCAATAACAAAACAGCCCTCGGAAGTGTCGTTACCACTGCCGAGGGCCTAACCACAAAACCCTAGAGCATAGGAGTATTGTATGGTTAATCAGAAGATTACCGATTCTCGCGGTACAGTCAAGCCTCACGGCATTGACGCCCTGTTCGCCAACTATGCGGACGAAACCCGGCGCATGAAGGAAGGGGCCGCAGCAGCCCGCAAGCGCATGTTGAGCTTGCCGAACGTCACTGAAGGCCATGAGTACGGCAAGTGGTGGCTGTGCATCGTCTTCGCGCCCGGCACTTCGGAAACGGAGCCTCGCCGTCTGCACTGGTGCTACAACCAGAAGGGGGCCGAAGACTTCGCCCGTGACTACACGGAACGCGGTTGTTTCTGCGTGATCGCGCAGACGACCAAGCAGCCCGGCGACGACCTCTAGAGCGAACGAGGCCCGGCGGGAGACTGCCGGGCCACAAAGAAAGCGAGAATCATATGTCACAGTGCGAACTCATGCCCATGCCCGCGCCTTCGGTCGTCTTACACGACGGACGCCCCGCCACTACCTCTTTGGAGATCGCCAAGTTCTTCAAGAAGCGTCACGATGTTGTATTGCGGGATGTTCGCAATATTATGGATAACTGCCCGGAAAAATTTACTGCCCACAATTTTGTGGTGAGTAACTATCTGGATAATACCGGGCGTTCCCTACCCATGTTCATCATCTTCAAGGACGGCTTCACTCTCTTGGTGATGGGCTATACAGGCCCCGAGGCCATGCGCTTCAAGCTGGCCTACATCGAAGCCTTCAACGCGCTGGAGGCCGAGTTACAGCGCCAGCGGGAAGGGGCCTTGCCGCCCGCACCCCGGAAGTTCTCGCCTTCATCGACCGTCAGCCGGAAGCCTCTTGAGAGGCTGGTCAAGGTCTGGGCGTCCCAGTCCGGCCTCCTTCACGCCCAATGCTGGACGATGCTCAACGCCCATTTCGGGCTTGAGAAGATCACGGAACTGCCGGAGGAATGGATACCCGACGCCGTGGCATGGGTAGAGGAGCAGCTACGGCCCACGCCGCCTGCCTTGCCGGGGAACGCGCCCATGCCTCTGACGGAGACGGAAAAGGCCCTCTGTGCGCTCAGGGTAGAGGCGCTGGAACGCCTTGAAGACGAATGGCTGGGCTTTGCCGCCGAAACAAGACAGAAGTTCGGCAAGCTGGTGCAGGAGTATCATCGGGTCGCCGGGTCTTCGTTCAGCTTGCTCTTGAGCCGGATACCGACGGAACGCATCGTGCCCACGGATGCGGTAACGGACATTCTCAGCTTCACCGTCTACGATGCCCGTACAGCCCTTGAGGACGGCCTCAAGGAGATGCACCATGCCATCAGCGCGTCGCGCATCGTCAACAAGCTCTTGGCGAGGGGCACGGCATGACCCCGATTACCCGCCTCGAAATCTGGATGTGCGGCTACGTGCTCGGCATCGTGACGATGCTCATCAGGGAAATGGGAATATAGACGAACGGCCCCCGGAAACGGGGGCTTTCGCATAAGGGGCAAGGAATGCTGGAACAGGAAAAGCCGCACCGGACGATTGCGGAGCGCATCAGGAAGAAGGAATCGAAGCCGAAGAAGGCGAAGACGCCGAAGAAACGGGAGAGCTACGGGGTGGAGGTCGAACCGGGGGAAGCGCGGATCATGTGGTGCCCGCGCCCCATGTTGGTGACTGCCCCGGCATGGCTGGCGGGATGGCTCAGGTAACACACAAGGCCGGGGTGGATGCCCCGGCTTCTCATAGGAGCGGAGTTATGGAAATGAAAGCCTTGTCAGTGCGCCAGCCGTTCGCGTCGCAGATTGTCATCGGGGAAAAGACCATCGAATGGAGGTCAAAACCGTTCAACTGGCGCGGCCCGCTGGTCATTTGCGCCTCGAAAAGCGCGATCATCGAACTGGACAACGGGAAACGCCTGCCAGTGGGCGTGGCCCTCGGCATTGTGGATGTGGTGGGATGCCGCCCTATGACGCGGAAAGACCTTGTTGCGGCGTGCTGCGAGGATTACGAGGACGAGATGTACGGTTTCGCATGGGAGCTTGCCAACCCGCGTGAGGTCGTACCGGTGCCCGTCAAAGGCATCGTTGCCCCGTGGCCTTGGAGAGGCCCGGAACTGACGCTGTGCCCAGGATGGCATGACAGGAACGTATTGGACGATTGAATGGAGCCCCGACCGGAAGGAAGCTTTGCACATGAATCAGACGGTGAAGGGGCGGACAATTTTTAGATTCGTCTTCCCTTGACGGGACTTTTATTTGTACATATATTTGTACAAAAGGAGGCCAATCATGTCACAGGCTATTACCTATTCAGAAGCACGGCAGAACCTTGCTGAAACCATGAGCCGCGTCTGCGATCATCATGAACCAGTCATTATTACCCGGCAAAAATCACCCTCTGTGGTCATGATGTCTCTTGAGGACTACAATTCCATCATGGAGACGGCATACCTGCTCCGTTCACCCGTCAACGCCGCACGCCTCAGGGAAGCGATACAGGCCTCAGATACAGGCAAGGCCATTCCGCATGAACTGGAGGATTGATCATGCTGCTTACGTGGACGCCGCAGGCGTGGGAGGATTACCTTTATTGGCAACATACGGACAAGCGCACGGTCAAACGAATCAATGAATTGCTGCGTGATGCCATGCGAAACCCCTTTGAAGGGCTGGGGAAGCCGGAACCGCTCCGGTTCGATCTTGCCGGATGCTGGTCGCGCCGTATCAATCAGGAAGATCGCCTCGTCTACAAAGTGGACGAACGAAGCGAAGCCCTGATCGTACTCCAATGTCGTTACCATTATTGAATTGAGATAAAAGCCCTGTTCGTTTCATCAACGAGCAGGGCTTTTTTACCATGTCCGGCAATCCCTACGCGGCGCACCTGCGCCGATACTTCCAGAGCATGTTGCGGTCGGCTTTCAGTGCATGGCGGAATGCTTCAATCACATCCATATGGTACGCCTTTACGCTGCCGTATCGGCTGTCCTCGACTTCCCTGATTTCGTACCCCATGCGCCGGGACATGTCGGAGAGCTTGCGTCCGGCCACTGAGTACATGGCCTGTGACACCTCAAAGACCTCTTCCAGCCACGGGATGGCCTTCACCTGTTTCCATGTCCGGCTGTCCCCGATCTCGTCGCGGAGCTGGTCGTTTTCCTTGGAAAGGCGGCTTGCCGTGTTCATCGCCGTGGCCTCGCGCCGGGAGCCGATTTCCGCCTTGGTGCGGACGGCCTCGTCGCGCTGTGCTTCCACGAGTTTTCGCTGTTCCCGCTCGAACTTGTACTGCTGGAGTAGGGAAATCCCGAAATCGGGATCGTCGAGGATGCGATCCATCACCGCTTCCGTGGCATACAGGCCGCGCTTGCGGATGGAAGGGACGACCTCGTGAATGATCCACCGTTTGAACGCCTTGGCTTCCGGTTTGCGGGAACGGAGGATGAGGGAATAGAGGCCGGGTTCGGATACGACGAGCATTTGCTGTTCTCCGCCGGGGGTACGAATACTGTTCGTACCCTTTTCGTCGTCATCCAAAAGGGAAATGGTTTTGCTCACATCAGTAAGTTCCAGGCACTCGCACACGTCCTTGGCCACAAACCACGGCTCGCCCTCGCATTCCACGACGCGAACTCTGCCGAATTCCGCTTTTTCAAAAACTTTCAACATGTTCATATGAATCCCTCGGGTTGCTGTCATTTTTTCAAGTACCGCACCGGGAACAGAACCGCCTCAATGAGCATGACCTTCTGGAAATTCCCTTCCGGGTCGTCCGTGCGGTCGCATTCGGCGCGGACGGCTTCAATTCGGACAGGGCGGGCTTGCCCGACCATGCCCACGAAGTCGCGGGCGTGGATGTCGCAGATTTGCCAGATATGCATGGCTTGCAGGTTGTCGGGCAGGAGTTCCACTTCCGATGAGGTACAGGCGCCGCAGGGAGGTTCCAGCCCGTCGAGCGCCCATGTCTCCCGGCATTCGTCACAGCTTGGCGCGTTGTCCGCTAGGCGTCCGCACCAGTCACGGAGTTTTTTTCTTCCGCCGCCTTCACGAAAGAGAGTTCGCTGGACACGCAGGAATAGATGATCCCCATGAGGTTGGGGTTCACTTCCCACAGTTCCTTGATCATTTCCTTGGAGAAGGGGATGGGCGAGCCGTCTTCGAATTCGAGCCCTTCCCAGCCGGAGAGGGCGCGTTGCAGGTGTAGGATCTTGAAGCGGCGATCCATGAGTTCGGGGGTGCGCTTCTCGTTGCCGTTGAAGGTGCGGGATTTTACGCGCAGGGTATCCAGCTCGGTTTCCGTCAGGACGCGGGCATACACGCCGGAATCGTCGGGAAAGCATTTGATGAAGGCGGTATCCTTGGCTGTGGCGTCATTTACGAATTTCATGATGTTGATCCTTTGGCTGAAAGTTGAAGTGGTTCTTGGAGAATAGTCCCGCCGGAAAAGGAGGCGGCGGGAGCCGGAGCTATTCGAGGATGATTTCCACGGCGTCTTCGAGGGCCACGCCGAGGATGTCGGAGGATTGCGAAAGGGTGACGGTCGCGGAATCGGCGTTGATGGCGGGCATCTTGTTCTTGATGCGGGGGCAGGCCACGACGACCTTGCGGCCTTCCTCACTGCCGAACTCCGCGTCGAACCGGACTTCCTTGCCTTCGCTGCCTTCCCTGAGCCGTTTGGCGGCGTCGTTGCGCATGTAGTATTCAAAGTCCACGCTGGAGGCCCGCATGGTGTCGATGGGCTGGCCGGGGAAATGGTCGCCAAGTTCGTCGGTAAACTCCGTGGGGGTGGAGAACTTGATGGTGCAGGAGCGCATTTTCCCGGTTGTCCCGTCGATGCGGATAACGGAATCGGTATTCTCCATCTCCGCGCCGATGGCGGGGCCGTAGGGCATCCACCACGTCACCACGTCGTCCTCGGCCCATGCGCCGGAGATGCCGGGCGCGACGGCCAGCGTGTTCGTCCGTTCGTCCACGGCGGTCACGGCGTAGCCCTTGCCGGAATTGTCGTCCGACTTGGTGGTGTTCTGGATTTTCTGCCCCACGAAAAACACCTTCGCGTCCTCGACAACTATGGAAGTCGCGGAAGCCTGCGCCTCAGTTGCCACAGCGGAAGGCCCGGCGTTGAAGACTCGGCGTCCGGTGAGGGTTCCGGTCAGCTCCACGGCGTTTTCCTTGGTGACGGAGATGCTGGCGTCCGTGACGTGGCAGCCCTGCACAGCTTGCAGCGTCTTGTCGATGACGATCCATACGGAGACGTTGGGGCGGCACAGGGCCTGTACGAAGGTACGGCTTTTCAGGGAGACGGCGGCACCGGATGCGCCGGAGGCCGCCGTAGTGCCCTTGTACCCTCTGGTCAGTTCGGAGAGGAGCCATTTGCCGGGGGTGGCGGCGTCTTTTACGGCGTTGCGGTAGCGGATCAGTTCCTTGCCGGATGGGGTACTGGTCACTTCGATGACGCCGCGTAGGGGGACATGGCCCGACGTCACGGTGACGGCAATCTGCACGTCACTGTCCGTGAGTGCATCGGCAAGGGTTCCGGTGAAGGGTGCCGCCAACTTGCCCTGAAGCGCCTGTATGAGGGCGTCTCCCTGCATGGGGGCATCCAGAGCGGTGGGGCGCAGGTACATGCCGAAATTGGCTGTGGCGGGGCTGGCACTGCTGTTGAACACGTTCAGTTTATTGAGCGTATTCGCCTTTTCCTTACTGTCGGAGGTGGGGATTTCCTGATTGGCGAACACATCGGCGGTGACGTTGATAATGTCGGTCACGGCTGGGAATTCGAGCGTTTTGTCCGCGCTCTCCTTCACCACCCACATATTCTGGTTGCGGGAAAGGGCGACGTTCGGGCAGGCGTTTTCGCTCATGTTTTGCTCCTCTGAGTCGTATAAAAGGTGTGCAGATCGACGGTGGCGGACAGGATATAGCGCCCATCCTGCCCCGTTCCGGGTTCCTGTAGTGTTGTTTCCTCGCATCGGAGTTCACCGCCGGAAGGCAGGGGGAGGGCGGTACGGCGGAAGGCGTTTTCGATGCGCCCCTGTAAGGCGTAGCCCTTGGGGACGGGCATGTCCGGGGGCAGGGACAGCGTGACGACATAGACGCCCACGCGCTTGGAGAGGGCTTCCGGCCCGCCGAGTTCCCCACGGAAGCTCTTGCCCATGTTCAGCTTGCGGGTAAGGAGCACCTGATCGGGTGAAGGCGTGGTCTTTTGCCCCATCGGAAGGATGTGGGCGTCGGTACCGACTGTCTGGAAGAGCAGGGCGTCCAACACGGCGTAGAGATCGAAGAGGCTCGCGTACATCAGGCTTCCCTCGCCATTTGCCCGAGCTGCTCCGCGGCTTCCCGGAAGGTAAGGGCGATGAAGCCTGCGGGGGCCTGCTCGGACCATCCGGCCTCAAGGAAAGGCATATAGTCGAGATCGTTTGTGATGCTGAACGATTCCGCGTCGGCCCCCACTTTGGCGATGGCTTGTTCCACGGCGGCCGACACGTCGCCCCGGAACTCGGGGTAATCGCCCGCCGGAGGCACGGCGTCGCTCGGTTCCGCGCCGAGGTTCCATGACGCCCGCGCCCGGCCCGTATCTTCCGGGGTGCGCTCCACTAGTGTCCGGTAGGCTTCAAAGGCCACCAGCGCTACGGTACTCCGGGCGTATTCCGCATACAGGGCGCACATCTCCGCCATGGCCTTGTCGAGTGCGCGGGCGTCGGACGTGCTCAGACGGTCGAGTTCGGCCATGCGGCGTTTGATGGCTTGGCGGCGGCTTTCGATGGCGGCAATATCCACGGCTACCCTCTGCGGATCAGGATGTTGTGGACCAGTAAAGCATCTCCCGGGGCCACGGGTGCGGAGTCCACGACGCTCCATGTTTCGCCGTCCATGATGATCTGGTCGGGGACGGCGGGCACGGGAAGGCCGGAGGCTGCGGCGAGGATGATGCAGTCTCCAAGCTGTACGGGCAGCTCCGGGTTTTCTTCGATTTTGGCGTTCTTGCGTATGCCCTTGAACGGGGTATCCTTGATTGAAGGCTCATAACGCATGGTCTGATCGTTGTAGACCTGTCCATCCTTCTTCTGACGGTAGATCATCCGTTTGCCGAACTTGTTGATCAACTGGCGTGCGGTCCTGCCCACGCTGGCGTACAGGGATGCGCTCATCCTCTTCCGACCTCCATGATGCCCCCGCCCTTGCCCGTGCTGACGGTGCCGAGCCCGGCGAGCAGGCCGGACAGCGAGGGGAATACTGTTTCCGCCGGGGCCGTGCCGTTGTAGGCGATGCTGATCACGTCCACGCTCAGGCTGGCGATGTCCCCTCCCCGGTCGAGCGGGGCGAGGTAGTCCTGTTCGACGAAGAAGCCCGCCAGCTCACAGCAGGCCTCGACGACTTCCGCCGGAATTTCATCTGGGGCTATTTCCCCGTCCTGCGTGCTTACGCCCGCCCGAGGCCACGCCATGCGCTGCGAGCGGGAAGCCTTGCGCCCGTTCCACATGACCTTGCGGTTGAGCCAGTCAGAGGAGCGGATCAGCGCGGCCTCCTTCTGGGCTTCCGTCAGTTCGTCCGTCCATGCGGCCATCAGCCGGGCGGCATGGTAGGCGTCGGCATCGGCAACGCTGGCGAAGCTGTTGGCCCCGGCGGGCAGGGTGCCGTCTTCAACGATGAGGGGCATGGTTTTCTCCTTGAAGTCCCGTTTTGGGGTTCCGGGCGGGGGCGGAGGGTATTCCCCCGCCCGGTCGAAGCGCGGGGTTACTTGCCCTTGCGCTTCTTTTTCTTGGGGGTGCAGGTCATGGCGGTGTCTCCTTGCCGTTGGGGTTACGCTTGCGGCTGCCCGGGGACGTCACTGCCGACGCGGGCTCCGCTGGCGGCGAGGACATGGGCCAGCACGTCGGCCTTGGCTGTGATCGTCGCGGGGATGGCGATGCCGTGCGCCTTGGCATGGTCACGCAGCTCCGCCAGCGTCATCAGGTCAAGAGACTTGTTTGCGTTCGGCTCCGGCGTAGCGGCCGTGACTTCCGAGTTCCAGATCTGGTGCTTCGACGGATCGAAATCGGCCTCGTTGATGACGATGAACCCGCTCACCGTTTCCGTACTCGTGATCCTCACTGTTCTGATGTGCATGGAGCCTCCTACCCGGCGATGCGGCAGCCGAGTTCCCGGCGTACCACGTCCGCGCCGTACAGGATGTCATAGCTGAACCGGGTGCGCTTGTGCTCGCGGGAGACTTCCAGGCGGAGCGACAGGCCGGAAACCGGGTCCACGGCGGACTGGATGAGGTTGCCGAGGCCGTTGGCGGAATCCATCAGCGGGCGGGTGGCGAAGGCGATGGCGTCGCGGTGGAAGGCGAGGTTCATCACATGGGAACCGGATACCGTGACGGCTTCCGAGCCCGTGGTGGCCTTGGCGAGGCCGGGGTAGATTTTCACGGCGGTGTTGCCCACGGCGAGCGAGACGGCTTCCGTAACCACATAAGTCTGGCCGTCGCCCGCAATGGTCAGGATGTCGCCTTCCTTGAGGCCGGCGGCGTTGGTGGCCTTGGCGAGGCTCACCACCTGCGCTCCGGCCTCGTTCGCTCCGTTCACGGTGAGCGCGCCTTCCGTCATGACGCTGGCCTCGAAGGTGGGCACCTGCTGGTCCATCGCCCAGTCGAAGCCGTACTTGCGCCCGATGGTCCCGTCGATGATGGGCCGCGTGTCGCCGGACTTGCTCACGTCCGCGAACCCGGACAGGCCGAGCGCGGCTGCTTCGGCATCGGGATCCAGCACGATGCGGCGGTCGTTGACCGGGGCAAGCTGGCGGTTCAGCACCTTGCGGGCATTGGTGGCGTCGACCACGGTGGAGAAGGGCGTGGTGCCGGGCGTGCCGACGATGCCGTAGAACTTGCGCCCCAAGCCGAGCAGAGTGGCGTTCACGTCGTTGGCAATGGCCTTGACCGCTTCGCTGGCCTGCATGGGGATAACGCCGCGATTGGCCTCCATCAGGTCTTTGTCGGTCAGGTAGAAAGGCGCTTCCATCCAGCGGTCGAGCTTGATGGTGGCGGACACGGGGCTGATGTCGCCCGTGTCCTGCGAAGTGGCCCCCGGCGTGACCGCCTGCGCCTTGATCGCGGAAGGGATGGGCACGTCGATGCTGGCCCCCTGCTGTGCGGCAAGGTTGCTGTAGTCCGAATTCACGAGGCGGGGCATAACGCAGGTGCCGCGCAGGGCGAGCAGGCCCTGTGCGAGCAGCTTGTCGACGACTTTGGACAGATCGTTCATGGGAAATCCTCTTGGTGCGTGCGGCTACTGGGCCGCGACGGTTACTTCGCCCTTGGCGATGGCTTCAAGGTTGGCCCCGAAGGCACTCATGTCGCCCTTGGGGATGACTTTTGCGCCGGGGACATACGCGGAATTGGGATGGCTACCTGAGCCGCCGTCCGGGGCCTTCAGGATGCGGTCCTTCATGGGGTATTTGTCGATGATGGCCTCAAGCGCCTCTTCGGGCGTGGCGAGGGTGCCGGGATCGGAGCGGCTGAAAATGGGCTGGCCGTTCATGGTGGCGACCACGCGCAGCTCGCCGTTTTCCTCTTTCACCTCGAAATGCCTGCCGAACGAGGCGTAGGCCACGTCGGAGGGAAGCACGGTCTTGTCCTTCAGGAACGCGCTGGAATCGAAGATGCCCTTGACCAGCAGCGTACGGATGGAGGCTTCCTTGGCGGCCAGCCTGTCGGCGGAATCTTTCTTGGAGTCGGCGAGGGCCTTTTCGAGATCGGAAATCTTTCCGTCATAGGACTTCTTGATTTCCATCTTGAGGTCATCGACCTTTCCCGCGTCGATGAGCTTCCCGGCGTCAAGGTTGGCGACGGTTTCCAAGGCTGTTTTGGCCTTTTCGGGGTCAATGCCGTCAAACGCCTTGAGCTGGCTGGTCAGGGCGTCGATGTCCTTGCGCCGCCCGGCGGATTCCGCGTTGACGGCGGAAATTTTGTTCACGAGGTCGGGGACGTTATACGCAATCTCCGCACCGTCTTCGGCAACCCACACGGGGAAGCCGTCCTTCACCACCACATGGCCGTTTTCGTCGAGCTTGAGTTTCATGGTATCCTTCTCGGTTCGGGTTAGGGCTTCACGCCGGGGTATTCTTCGGCATCACGCCATGATAGGCGGGCAGGCCCGCATAATTGGGCATGAGTATAGACCCGTGCCCCGGATGCGCCGCAAGGGATTGTTGGAAGGTTTTTGTGTGCGGGGAGAAAAGAATACCTCTTGACATGATGTCAAAAAATAATATCATAAGGACATGAAAAAGAAACACCAGATGACCCTGAAACAGATATTCGCCCGCCCCGTTTCGGGGAGCATCAGATGGGCGGATATTGAGGCCCTGTTTGTGGAGCTTGGCGCGGAAGTAAGCGAACGTGCTGGTTCTCGCATCGCTGTGGTGCTGTTCGGGGAAGTGAGAGTGTTTCACCGTCCGCACCCTGCGCCGACTACGGACAAAGGAGCGGTTGCGAGCGTACGTATCTGGCTGGAAGGCCACGGAGTGAAACCATGAATAATGTCATGACATTTGAAGACGGCTACAAGGCCGTCATTGCCTATGACCCGGAAATCGAGATGTTCCGGGGTGAGTTCGTCGGACTCAACGGCGCGGCGGATTTTTACGCCGCCGATTTGGAAGGGCTGAAGCGCGAAGGTAAAATCTCGCTGGAAGTCTTTCTGGAGGTCTGTGCGGAAAAGGGGATCGCCCCCAAGAAGCAGGCAGGACGCTTTGCCTTGCGGCTCGATCCCGAGACGTACCAGTCTGTCGCTATTGCCGCCTCTGCTTCGGGAAAGAGTATCAATCAGTTTATCGTGGACAGCCTGAAGCAGTCCGTGCAGGCGGTTTGA